CTGTTGTGGCTACTGCAACTGTTGAGTTAGCAGTGAATGTGATTGACTGTGTAGACATATCACCAACAGCACCATTGATGTCTGTTGTGTTGTTCACTAGAAGTGAGACAGTGTATAGAGGGTTAGTCGCTGAGACGGCTGTTCCCTTTTCCTGTAGGAATACACATGTGACTGTTGTACCCCATGCAGCTTGTAGTGTTGCCAATACATTCGCTGATGCTGTGTCATTTAGGAAGTCGATTGTTACAGATGATGCTTCCAAGCCCTTAACGAACTTGTGTGCTGTGTCACCCATCGCTGTTACTTCCAATTCGTCAAATGTGCGATTCAGAGTAATACTTGTGACATGGTCTGAAAGATCAACGGAGTTAATCTTCACACCGACTTTGTTATTTAGAAATACAGCCATGAGATTATTCCTCGTCTTTCTTTGTAGGTGCTGGCTTTGGTGCTGGTGTGCTTACTTGCCCGATTTTCTTCAGGAAGTCAGCGTTTTCTTGTTCCCACTCGGACATGTTTAGCTCCAACTCGTTAGGATTGATACGGACATCTCGCAGCTGAGAAGGTCTCCCGAAGCAGCGTTGAGAATACTTGGTGCGCTTATTGCGCTTACATTATAGGTCAAAGATGATGCAGCGAGCTTTGCGAACACGCCACAGACTGTGTCCTCGATGCCGTTAAGGTTTCCCTCATTGTCAAACAGTGGCACAGTCATAACAATCTTAAAGTTAGCCATTGGGCTAATTGTGATGTGCTGATTGTTGCTAGGTGTCAGATAAGGATCATCTGGAGAAACAATTACAGAGTTAGCAAGGACTGTGGCAGGTGGGAAAGCAAAAGTCTGCCACTTAGCGTTATCGACTAAAGCCGTTGCTAATGTAGTCCTAAGAGTAGTGACGGCAACAGGCATCAGCCCACCATCGAGTTAGGTGATAAGCAGTGCGCGATCAATCCTCGCACCTTAGCGAGAAGCTGTGCGCTCATTCGGTAAGGGCTTGGCTGGAAATCGACAGCGTTACTGCCTGAAAGGGTGGCTGTACGCGCTTGCCAGATCTCAACAGATATCATCAAAGCTGCTTGCTGGACTGCTGTGTCAGTTGCATAGTCAGTGACTGTACCTGCAACAATTCCAAAAGGCTGGATGGCGTGAACGCCTTGATCTGCTCCAGTTGCAGCATATGAAAGTGAGCCTGAACCAATGGCAGTAATTGTCTTAGTGCCGTTATATGGGCTTCCGTTTTTAGTAATGATTACGCTTTGTCCGACATAGAAATCTTGAGAAATGTCCTGACCAAAGTAAAGAGTTGCCACATTGTTGCTAATGCTTTGATGCGTGTTATAGATCTCGTTCTGCCAAAGCATTGGCAAGAGCACGACATCCGTTGCATCGCATACCTCTTGAAGGGTTGCATCTGGATACAAAGTACCGACCCCGAGTGTTGCACGGAGTTCTGCGACTGTTGTAAGTGCCATGATGTCCTTTCTTAAGACTCTGGGGAGTAGAGGGCTACTACTCCCCAGAGTGACTTAGTGAGTTTTTACTGCTTGTTGTTCTTGAATGCGCCAGCTGCAACCTTAGTTGCGATTGCACCGAATCCGTAGTAACCAACTGTTACTGATCCGTTAGCTGTTGATTCTGCACGCAAGCGGTATGTTGGTGACTCGTACCATGTGTATGCATCTGGGTTCACGATTAGGATAGTTCCATCGCCATCGCCAGCGTTTGTTGGATCAACATATAGGTTGAGTCCTGCAACATTACCTGTCAATGATGTTGGTGATACTTGACCGCCAGCGTTCATTGGCTGTGATGCTGTGTAAATTGGGCGACCTGCATCGTTTAGAGACATGATGTTAGACCATTGTCCTGTTGAGACAACCATGTTGCGAGCGAATGGGTTAGGTAGTCCTGCTGTTGCTGCATAAACTGATGCTGAACCGCGAGCAACAATTCCTAGCAATTCTGCTGCTGTTGGATATGTGATTGTTGTTGTTCCGTCTGCTGTTGCGCCAGAGATCAATGCTGCATTAACTGCTGCGTTAGTTGCCTTCGCGTAAGCTGCTGCCATGTTGCGCACTAGCTCATCAAAGAATGCTGGAGATGTACGATCTAGCAATTCAACAGAGAATGTCTGCTGTCCTGCGTACTTCTGCACTGTTACAGATAGGAAGTTAGAGTTTTGATCTGTGTCGCTGAATGCATCGCCTTCTGGCTCGATCGCAACTGTTGGCATCTGTGTGATGCGTGGGATCTCGAAAGTCATACCTGCATCTGGAAGCACTCCACGAGAGATTGCATCGATTGATGGACGGATTGTTGTTCCGAGTGGGTTGATGATTTCTGACAACTGACGAGTTGGAACAAGTCCAGCGTTGTCTGTTGTGTCTGCTGCTGCGCGTAGGTACTGACGAGCATCCTCATCGCCTAGAGCTGCGCGGATTGAGTTTTCTGCATACTTAGCTGCTGTTAATTCGATGCGTGGCTTTGTGAAGTATGCTGCTGAAACAGTTGGGCGAGCAGCTTCAACCGCTGGTGCTTCAACTGGTGTTGCTTCGACTGCTGGAGTGGTGTTTTCCACGGGGCTGTCTCGCTTTCTGTTGGTTGGGTGATTTCTTCTACAGCAGATTCTTCTGCTGCAATATCAGTAACTTGAGCAGACTTAAAGGCTGGCTCTGTTACTAAACTTACTTCGACCAAGCGAGCAGCAGAAACATAAGTAACGCCATCCTTGATCTTTGACTTGAGGACTTCTGCCCCGATACTCAAACCTGACTGCAATCCTTCTTCTGCAAGGATTAAGGCTTCTGTACCGCGCTGAGAGCGACTGATTGAGAATACTGCATCGATAGAGTTCTCTGACTCGCTAAAAGAAACCATGCGACCGAAAGGCTTCTTAGTATCATGCTGACTTAGCAACTTGATTGCTTTAGGATCTTCAATAGCAATAGATCCAGAAGCAAAGATTACTTTGCCCATATTTGTTGATCCTGCTTCAACATTAAGAGGCACAATCTTGCCTGATACTGTGCGACTTGCTGAGTCAGCTGTTAAGTCAGCTGAGAAGGTGATTACTTGATTCATTCCATACCTTGACTTCCATTAGGTGTTAGATCAGTCATTTCCATAGCCTGCTCTGTGGTAATTAGATTAAGGCTAAGTAGTTTCTCAATTACTGCTAGTTCTTGCATTGGGTCAGTGCGCAAGAAGTTCTTATCAATATCGAACTTAACTACATTCCCTCGAGCAGTAATATCATCCATAGACAAGCGATCTTCTATTGCACTTATGAAAGGCTGCAAAGATAGCTGGAGAAACTGTTTTCTTTCGTCTTGAACATTATTGTATGTATAACTTGAGTTTTGGTCAGCAGATACATAAATTGCTGGAACATTGCATAAACGAGCAATTTCAGTTGCAAGATTTTGAATAGCTTCGCCGTACATCATGTCTTTAGGTGAAAACTGAACGGGAACATACTCAAGAGTAGAAGTCAAATAAGCAGTGGAGCGATTATTTCGAGCGCTTTTGAAAGCTGCTAATAATCCAGAGACTTCTTTAGGATCTAGGTCAGCGCCATTATTCCGAATTATTCCAGTCGGCATTGGTTGAGATGCTGATACCGCTGCTGCTTTTTGCACATCAATAGCTGCGCGAATTGTTTGAATGCCAGTAGTTAAGATTCCAGGAAGCAGACTTTGGAAGGTGACTATACTGCCTAAGCCGTCCATCGGTAAAGTCATTCCATCAACTGCATAAGATTTTACAAAAGTGTTAGTGCTATCAAGTGTTGCAGTTACGCGATTGTTAGCAATCCATTCAAAGCGAGATGGTCGGCCATCCTCTGAATAAATCTCGACTACTTTCCAGAAAGCCTGCGAATATAGAAGCAATGATTCAACTGTATATGCAATGGTTACAGATCGTGGTTGTGAGTATGAAGGTTGCTCTATCCATGCAGGAGAGCCAAGTTCTTCATTGGTAGATTTTTTGTAAAGCTCCATTGGAATTGCGCCAATAGTTCCCGCCAAAAGATTTCTGCATCTCATTAATGCAGGTACGCTAAGAGCATCTTCTCTGCTAACGAAAGCATATTGAAAGGGCATGGCATAAGGTGAATACTCACCAAGAACTTGAGGAGCAGACTGAGCTTCTAATAGAGGCTTAGACTGGAGACCGAATGTTTGCAATATGCGACCCATAGACATAAATGGTAGCACATGTCAAGTATTTGACATACCACCTATGGTGTGTCTAGGTATAAATCTGAGGCTTAGCAACTGGAATCATTAACTTAGAGACAACCATCGCCAAGCCAATTGGAGCAGAGATGTCACCTGCTGATTTTCTTTTAATGATTCTCCATGCTGAGTCATTGACCTTAGCTGCACAGTTATTCATCTGCTGAATAAGTTCTGCCTGACCATTGTGGACTACTCTGGCATTGACTAAGCCTTCTAGTAAATCTCCACAGGCTTTATAGAATTGTTGGCCCGAGACATCCTCGACCATGACTCCAGCATTACTTAATCTATCGGCAATTGTTTGAGTAGCGTAACGATCAAAGGTTACAAGCCTTGGTTTGTATATATCGCACCAAGCCTTAATGGAAGCGGCCATCCGTAATTCATCAATGGCAACCTGAGAGCTGTAAGTCTCTAGGATTCCAATGCCAATCCGCCCATCTGGGAGAAGTTGTCCTGCGACTAATGATCCGTTCCTGCGAGACGGACTGACATCGAAACCAAATATAGTATAAGCCCCTGGACACATTTCTAGTGTGCTATCGGATGTGTCCTCGAGAACGCCGTGAGGCCAAGGTGACGATAAACTGTCAATCCACTGACAAAGTGTCTCTGTTCTCGTATTTTCAATAGGACTTGTAGCAATAGCTTCTTCAATTGCTTCCTCAGTAATTGTGTACCCCAAT